CCAATGCTACCAAGGTCATCAGACACATATGTGCCAGACAGGTCTTGAGGCACAAGATAGACACGCTTGCCATCAGCCTCTCTGCCACCCTCACCAATATAAAAGCCTTCTGGCAATGCCTTGTTCACTTCCATCATAAACATACCCTGAAGCTGTGAGTCAGGGATTGTTCTGTCCAGAGCGTACATTGAGCGGCCAGCAGTCGTTCCAGCCAACACATCAAGGACAATGCCTTTTGTCTCAACATAAATGCTGTTTGAAACGGTATCCATCATTTCATCAAGCTCTGTGAAGCCAAGACCATTTGCAATCAGATGTTCAGCGTATGGCTTCATGCGATTGAACATTGCGGCATCATTATCAAACTTGTCATAAAGGTAGCTATTTAAGCTACTTTTAGGCCCACGAGGGGCCGTAAACATATTCTTAATTTTTACACCAAGGGCTTCTGTGTCCTGCCTATTTGCAATGACTGTAGAGATCAAGCGAGGAAGATTATCACTACCCTGAACTTGTGCAACACGAGCGGCTGTCATCAAGATGGCGTTCTGGTCATCAGACAAACCGCCATCAATGGTAAGCATATTCATCACAACGCCATCCTTCTTTGTGTAAGAAGCATAGCGAAGATAGTGTTGCATCAACACCTGCGCCTCTGGCCCTGCAAAGTCACGCCCATCAGCGAGGTTTGACAGGTCATTGAGCAAGCCCTGTGGTATCACACCCCTGCTACCAATCATGTAATTAACATCAACGCTGGTAAGAGAATCTTCTGTGCGATAATACTTATCAGACATTTCCTGATCAGTAATACCTGCGCCACCCTTTACAAATGCATCTGCGGCTTCTCTGTGGTCTTTGCTTGAGTTATCTCCAGCACCGTTAATAATAGTCTGAGTTGTTGTTTCTAATTTTTGAGTGGAAGAACGACCAGCAAAAGCAGTGTTAAGATTGCTAGTAAGCAAAGAAACTTTTTTTTGTAAGATTTCAAAGTCTGTATCTTCCTCAATGCTCTCTGTGCTTTTATCGTATATCTGGCGCAAGCCACTTGGTAATCTATCGACAACCGCCGGATTACCCCTCGAAACATACGCATTCTCAAGCATAACCATATCTGCCGGAGTAAGTTCTCTTTCATCCTCGCCATCCATAATTGTTGCACCATACACAAGTCCACCAATCGGAACAGATTGAATAGCCCTACGCATATTACGCATATTTTCTCTAAACTCTCTTTCGGTAATAATCCCAGCAGTAAGAGCGTCCTGCTGTGCCATCTCTTCCATTTGATATGCAATGTTCAGAGAGTTCTCATCATCACCAAAGTCTTGCACAGAGTTTGCAAACTGTTGGGCATCATCGTAAAGAGCCTGACCCTCTACATTACGAACAACTTCTGCTCTCTTGGCCATCAAGTTTAACTTGGTGCTTGCAAGGTAATTAGAACCCATCTCCTGAATAATCTCGGAGAAGTTTACATCAGATACCTTAACCATCTTTTCGATGTAGTCCTGCATATCTGTTGCATACTTATCTGGCCCATGTGCATCGTACTGATGCAAGATAAACAGCTCTTGCGCCTTATTCTTAATCTCCGTCTCAGCAGAGCGAATGTATCTACGGCGCATAGTCTGTTCATATGCGTCCTGTGCAATCGTGCCAAGGTTAGAAGGTGGGGTAAATGCTTCCGCACGACCAGTTTCAGGATTAATAGTACGCAGACTTTCTTGGCTAATCTGTGTTGCCAGATCAGTACCAAGGCGTTGTGCTTTGTCCTTTGCAACATTAAAGACCTGTGCAGTCAGATTATCTGCCGCACGACCTACTTGTTGCCATACCTGTTGTTCTCCAGAGTCGGCACGAACTACGCCAATGCGCTTGTTTCTAAACTGTTGTGTTTCTCTAATAACAGGCATCACACACCTTTAATCTGCTGATAGCGGAACAAGCCGCTAGCAATAGTGGACAGCGCACTAAGCTGTGATGCTCTTTGAGCGGCACGACCTCTAGAGATAGCCAAGTCCGCTTGCGTTCGCAACTTTTGCCCTTCCATAAACCCTTGAAGATCAGAGCGAGTAACATCCGTGTATGCTACTTCTTTTTGCTTGTCCAAGAATGCACGAACAGACCTATCACTCGCATCTCGCCCTAAGAAGGCAAACCAAGCGGTATTAGTTGAGAGGGCGGCATCATATTGGTTAAGGCGATCATTGTGCCTCTGGACTGTTTCTAGTTCGTTTATGCGGCGTTCCTGCTCATACATAGCCGCCTGACGCTGTGCATCCGCACGAGCGGCATTACCCTGCTGGATTGCCGCAAAAGCAGATATGCCTGTACCAAGAAGTGAAAGTGCCGCAAGCATTAGAACGATAACTCCGCAATCAAACCATTAACCTGCAAAGACAACGGTGCGCTTTGTGTAATTGTCACTGTTGGATCTTTGCTATATCCCATAAGTCTAAACTCTCTTTTACCAGTTACGGCGTTTCTGCCCAAACTAAAATCATCACCCACCTGCCTGATAACTAACTTCTTATTATTAACAGATACAGACAAGGTGCTAACCAAATCGAGTATAACACGATTTACAGATCTTGGATTCCCTGTTAGTGGGCCATTGCCAATGTTGGCATCAATGGGCAGTGTCTCAGCTTCAACATCAAACTTGAATCCAATCTCTGCGCTGGTAATGCTCTGCACAGCAGAGACATCAACATTACCGCTAGCGACAGTGAAATCCCCCAAGTAATTATCACCATCAACTACAGATACCACTGCGCCATTTGCAAAATGTGCTGAGACATCGAATACACCAGCAGTACCAGTAAAGTCGTCAGAAAAATCCAGATAAAGATCAGAGTCAAACTCAGTAAGAATAAACTTATTAGTACCATCACCCTTGTCATATTGACCTACCAAGAACACTCTATCGTCAATAGTACACAATGAATGAAACTTACCATCAGTTGTAAATTCAGACCACCCTGCTCTTTGCTCCGCACGGTTGGATGTAAAAAGCGCAATGCGACCATTTTTGTTGAGGATAAATGCGTAAGATTCAGGTCTGTTGATCGCACCACGCAAGATGGTCATCTGCACAGGATCGTCAATCAAGTGAGATGAAAGGGCTGATACAGCATTGGCAACATATGCGCCTTCTGCATCTGAGTAAACATATTCACGAACTACTGAGCCAGTCTTCTGCACAAAGATAGTCGCACCATCCAATGACTGGGGAACAACATAGGAAGAGCCAAAGGGTGTCTGCCTCTTAATCTGTGCATTTGTTGGAGTAATTGGCTTGTCAGTAAATGCAGGGATGTACATCTCTGATGTGCTAGTAAAGATCTGAAGATCACGGTTAGATACAATGTGACGAATTGTGTTGATCTCACCAATGCTGGCCGTAAGATCTAAAGCGTCACTATCCTCTGCATCACCCACATTAAAGTTAAAGTATTCCCCAATCTGACTTGCCCATATGCCATCAGGCTGTGCAAGTGTGCCGCCATACCACAAACGGTTCTCATGAAATGTTACAGCCGCAGGGAATCCACGCAACTCGCTATATGACTGCTCTTCCCAAGTTCGGGCCGGAGCGTGTGTCTCGATCTTTGGTGTGCCGCCGCCTACTGCTGAACTATTGGCATTAGAGCCAGCAGTGACAACAAACACATTGTCATCAACAATGTCTTGGATTGTGCGAGTGCCATTTATACTATTTGCATTAATACCCCCAACAGCACCAGCATTAGAAATCACAACGCTATCGCCAGTTGCAAGACCGTGATCAACCATAGTAATTTGAATATCAGCAACGCCATCAGTCGTGCTGATTGCATCAACATCAAGCAAAACTTCTAGTTTGTCGACAATATCACCTGTAGCTTGCGTAGCTGACTGTACAGATTTAATCTCAATTTCAGCCCCATGATAACGCAAGACAATGCCAATATGTTTTGAGTCAGGATAGTTACCGCCGCTTTGTGTGCCAGTAGTATCAAAATAATCAGCAGAGGTTGTAAGAGTTGCGCCAGTACCGCTAGTCTTTGATGGATCAAGCGTTACATCATGGCCATGAAAGGCATAATACGGCTGAAAGATATGTTCATCATCAGTATCTGTATCAAATGCAAAGACCTGCACCTGAAAGTCATCTAAGCCTGTACGCACCAGCCGCAGTGGCATAAAAGTCTGGTGTGCAAGAAACATAACATCACCAGACTGTGCATATGTAATCTCATCAATAATTGAGTCCGCGAAAGGAAGGGCAACTGAATCCACATCCTGCGTAATTGTTTCAACGAGAGTGATTGCTCCTGTTGACGGATCAATCTTAAAGCAACGAATCTGTGCGTTCTCAAGAGAGATGATGTATCGCTCATCATCAGAGAAGATAAATGGAATGATTCTAATTTGCTGACGCTTACTGGTATCTACAGTTGTGTCAAACTCGTACACCTTGCGCGTACCATAACGGCGCAACAAGCCGCCTTCATTACGAAGGAAAAAGTTCTCTACCTTCTTTGCGCCACCGCTATATACTTTAGTGTCCGTCCTTGACAACAAAGACGGACTTACTTCACCATATTGAAAATTAGAGAGCGGTACTCTAACTCGTGCCATTAGCTACGCCTATTCGTAATAAATCTCGTTGTTGTCAGTTTTTTGGTTGACTGCTGTTGCGAATCTAGACTTCTGGCCTTTGCCATTGTCTGTGTTGCCGCAGACTGCATAAGTTGTGCTAACTGAGCGTCCCTTGCAATTGATGTTGCAAATACAACAGCAAGAGCATACTCAACAGCAACGCTAAAGTATGAAGGCCAATCCTGTTCATCGGCACGATATGTATAATCGGCTATAACAGAATCTTGTGCGCTTGTATCAGCATAGACCTTGTTACCATAAATATTATATTCAATAGGCAGATCTTCAACCGTAACAGCGTGTACCATCAATGTACCTGTTGGCAACTGATAGGCACGATCATAACGCCCTGTAGGCGCATCTGAAAGCAGGTT